TGTAGAATTAGGTTATTACGATAAAAGTTTTTTTGCCGTTTATAATCCCGAAGAAGTTTTTCAGCTTGATAGTTATATTAGACATGAACGTGATGAGAATATTGCATTTGCAGGCATGGAACAATTTAGAGGAAAGTATCTAGTTCAAAATAGAGTAACAGGTGAAATATACGAAACACCACAAATAGCATACATGATGATTTCAGCAACATTGTTTGCTAACTATCCACAAAAAACAAGAATGAAATATGTAAAGGATTTTTATGACGCTATTAGTAATTTTGATATTAGTTTACCTACTCCTATTATGGCCGGGCTCCGCACACCTCAACGTCAATTCAGTAGTTGCGTTCTTATTGAAACCGACGACAGTCTTGATAGCATTAATGCTACTTCTAGTAGTATTGTAAAGTATGTAAGTCAAAAAGCAGGCATTGGAATTGGTGCCGGTAGTATCCGAGCAATAAATTCACCTATTCGTAATGGCGATGCAAGTCACACAGGTGTTATTCCTTTTTATAAAATGTTTCAAAGTGCAGTTAAGTCTTGTAGCCAAGGCGGAGTGCGTGGTGGAGCAGCAACATTATATTATCCAATATGGCATTTAGAAGTAGAAGATTTACTTGTGCTAAAAAACAATAAAGGCACAGAAGATAACAGAGTTAGACACATGGATTATGGCGTTCAGTTTAATAAACTTATGTATGAGCGTTTATTGTCAGGTGGAAACATTACATTATTTTCTCCACATGATGTTCCTGGATTATATGAATCTTTTTTTAGTAATCAAGATAAGTTTAAAGAACTATACGAAACAGCAGAACGTAATACTAGATTGCGTAAAAAAACAGTTCCAGCAATTGAGTTGTTCAGTCAATTTATTGAAGAACGTAAAAACACAGGTCGTGTATATCTAATGAATGTAGATCATGCAAACACACATGGTGCGTTTGATGAAGAAGTAGCACCTGTTAAGCAAAGTAATTTATGTTGTGAAATTAATTTACCCACAAAACCTCTTACCTCAGTTGAGGACGAAGAAGGTGAAATTAGTTTATGCACATTAGCTGCCATTAATTGGGGCAACATTAAAACACCTAAAGATTTTGAACGTGTTTGTAGACTTTCAGTAAGAGCATTAGATGAACTACTAACATATCAAAATTATCCAGTAAATGCCGCAGAGCGTAGCACAATGAAAAGACGTCCATTAGGTGTTGGTATTATTAACTTTGCATTTTGGTTAGCAAAAAATGATTTAAACTATCAAGATATTGATGAGAATGGTCTAGCATTAGTAGACGAATGGGCAGAAGCATGGAGTTATTATTTAATTAAAGCAAGTGCTGATCTGGCCGTTGAAAAGGGTGCAATACCTGGCAACAACGAAACTAAGTATGGACTAGGTATTACACCTAACATGACATACAAAACAGAAGTAGATGAATTAGTTCCACACAAGGAACGTCAAAACTGGAAAAGTTTACGTAAACAATTACAAAAAACAGGCATAAGAAATAGCACATTAATGGCATTAATGCCCGCTGAAACTTCAGCACAGATTAGTAATAGCACAAACGGAATAGAACCACCACGTAGCTTAGTAAGTGTTAAGCAAAGCAAACATGGGGTTTTAAAACAAGTAGTTCCCGGTTTTGCTAAGTTAAAGAATAAATATGATCTACTATGGCAACAAAAGTCGCCAGAAGGATATTTAAAGATTATGGCAGTATTACAAAAATATATTGATCAAGGCATCAGTGTTAATACAAGCTACAATCCACAGTTTTACGAAGATGACAAAATACCAATGTCAGTAATGATTCAACACTTGTTGATGTTTTATAAATATGGTGGGAAACAATTGTATTATTTTAATACATATGATGGACAAGGCGAACTCAATATAGATGAACTTAATGGGTCAAACGCTTTACCAGAATACGAAGGAACATCAGAACTTGATGACGAGGACTGTGATAGTTGCACAATATAAAGGTAATATAAATGTCAGTATTTAATTCAGCAAACAAAACAAACCATACTAAAGCCTTAGCTTTTATGGATCCTGCAGGTGGAGTAGCAATACAACGTTACGACACTATGAAATATAAACAGTTTGATAAGCTAACAGACAAACAATTAGGTTTCTTTTGGAGACCTGAAGAAGTTGATGTAACTAAAGATGCAAATGACTTTAAAAATATAACAGAACATGAGCGTCATATCTTTACAAGTAATCTCAAAAGACAGATACTATTAGACAGTGTTCAAGGTAGAGCACCAGTAGAAGCATTTGGTCCATTAGTATGCTTGCCAGAACTAGAAGCATGGATTCAAACTTGGACATTTAGTGAAACAATTCACTCACGTAGTTATACACATATTATTCGTAATGTATATGCTAATCCAAGTATTGTGTTTGATGGAATGATGGACATTCCAGAAATAATGGATTGTGCCGGCGACATCTCAGAATGTTATGATCAACTTATAGAATTAACCTCATATTATAATTTATTAGGTGAAGGAAATCATACAGTAAATGGTAAAAAAGTAAATGTAAGTAAATATGAAATTAAAAAGTTGTTATACAAAACACTAATGAGTGTTAACATCCTAGAAGGTGTTCGTTTTTACGTATCATTTGCTTGTAGTTGGGCATTCGCAGAACTTAAAAAGATGGAAGGTAATGCTAAGATTATTAAACTAATTGCACGTGATGAAAACTTACACTTAGCATCTACGCAATCACTTCTTAAGATTCTACCAAAAGATGACCCAGACTATATTAAGATTGCAAAAGAAACAGAAGAAGAATGTATTAAAATGTTTATTGATGCAGTTGATCAAGAAAAAGCATGGGCTGAATACTTGTTTAAGGATGGCTCAATGATTGGACTTAACACACAATTGCTTAACGATTATATTGAATGGATTGCTGCAAAGCGTATGACAGCCGTAGGGTTAAAATGTCCATACAGTATATCACAAGCAAATCCACTACCATGGACACAAAAATGGATCAGCGGTGCAGAAGTGCAAGTTGCTCCACAAGAGACTGAAATAAGTTCTTATGTTGTTGGTGGTGTTAAACAAGACGTATCGGAAGATACATTTAAAGGATTTAGTTTATGACAGTAATAGTATACAGTAAGCCACATTGTCCATATTGCGATAAAGCAAAGGCATTACTAAAAAGAATGAACATTGAGTTTGAAGCAAAAATGCTTGATGAAGATTTTACAAGAGAAGATTTAATGGAAGTTGCTCCAAGAGCCAGAACATTCCCACAGATTTTTATTAATGGTAATAATATTGGTGGGTATGAGCAATTGACAACATACATTGAAACAACTAATTTTAACGGAACAGGATACACATTATGATGATTGAAACAACTTACAAAGTCGGAGACATAGTAAGTATTAAGCTCAACAGCGGCGAAGAAATGATTGCAAAATTTGAAGAACAAACAGCGACACACATTGTATTAAAGAAACCACTTATTTTAGTGGCGGCAGAAAAAGGCGTAGGCCTATCACCATTTATGTTTACAGTTAGCCCAGAAGCTAAAGTGCGTCTAAATATAAATAGTATTATATGTGTAGTTGAATCAGCGAAGGACGCCAGTAATACATATATCTCACAAACAACAGGTATTCATATAGCAAAATAATATGGCAGGAGTTCACAGAAATACAGATAGTCGGTCATGCGGCGCCTCAAATAACGTTGTAGGCCAAGGATCAGTTTACGTTAATAATAAATTATGTAGTGTAAACGGTGATCCTAATAGTCATGGCGGTGGAAATTTAAAAGCGGCTAATCCAAATGTTTATGTTAATAACAAACTTGTTGTTATAAAAGGCAACAGTGCAAGTGGCGATAATTATTGTCCTTTGCCTGGAGGAGACCACTGTAACCCTAAGGCTACAGGAGCAAGTGGCGACACATACGTAGGCGGATAATATGGCAGATTTTGAAACAGCGGCTAATTATTTAAAAAACACTGATGTTGATATAGTCACAGGTGTTACTGTTGATGCAGGCACAGGTGAAGTAGAAACTACAACAACCAGTATGAGTCTAAGAGAAATTATCTGTAGTTTACTTGCAGGTAATGGAATTAAACTTCCCAACTTACAGTTATGTTTAAAAATTAACTTAGGTAGATTATTAGGTATATCAGGAGTTCCACCAGAACTATATAAAGCACTTGCAGAAGCAGAAGCGGCCTTAGATGAATTTATTGCACACACAAATATTGATAATGTATTAGCAAGACTTAATGCAGCGATTGCCGAGTTTGCCGCAATTGCTAACATGATTAATTTCTGTGGAACACCAGTTAACCCAAAGCCTATTCCAAATGTTTTAAAAGAAATATTTGGTTCATATTTAGGTGCAGGTAAAAGTATATTAGATAAACTTGGCACTATGTTAGACAGTGACATAGGAGGATGCACATCGGGTGCAGGATTTAACGCAGGTATTTTCCAAGGTGGTATTCTTAAAGATTTAGGTGATATAATAGATGACTTTGGTAGTTTAGCAAACGCACCACAGGCTACTATTGATAGTATGGTTAGCCAACTTAATACATTCTCCTCAGATATGAAAGATTTAGTTACACTTGAAAATAACTTTAGTGGAACAAATTCAAATGGTGGCAGTGCATTTGCAGATTCAAGCACACAAGCAACACACACAGGTGTTGGAACTGCAATTGATTCAAGCACACTGACACTAGCAAAAGCACAAGGACTTGCAGCGGCACTGAAAGCCGCATATGACAGTTTAAGTGGATATTCAGTTGATGATTTAGGGAACAGTATATTTGATTACCTATTAGATGCACAAATGTTAGCCAAATTAAAGCAAAATGACTTACCTTCAGTTAGCACAATAGAAAGAACACCAGTTTATGACTATTGTGGAGTAATTGTAGGATATACAACAGCACCTGACTATGCAACACCAAAAAGCACAGGATCAGCACCAGTTGCCTCACAAGACCCAGGAGTAACAGGACTAACAGAAGGCGGAATAGTAAGTAATAGTTCGCCAACTACAACAACAAATCTAACTAACCCTAATCCAATGATAAGAAATGGCGTTCCAGCCACTAGCATTGGTAGTCCAGGCGACAAAAAGGGTGATATGGCTTCAGATAACACATATATCTACATTGCAAGTGCAGATTATGATGGATCTACTAGTATTTGGGCAAGAGCTTCACTAAGTTCTTGGTAAAACCCTAAAAAACCCAAAAAACCTTAAAAAACAAGACATTTCGGTTGACAAATGAGTGTCTTACTGTTATATTATATATAATTGTATTAAATAAAGAAATGACAAGGATATGAGAGCACAAATATATAATGATGGAGTTAAGCGGATTAATGCTAAAATAGAAGTGCCGCTTAGTGATGAAGATGTAGGGGATTATATCTTAAGCGCCTTAACTGGTGAGTCTATAGATTTACATACCTTACAAAGAATGAATAAACGACAACTTTTGCATCTTGCCAAAGAAGAAATTAAGACGTTTGGAACTGAAACTCCAAGAGAACGTGTTGATGAGATTGACAACGATACAAAGGCTATTGTTAAAAACTATGTGAAACAAATGTTTCCAGAACTGCAATGATTAGGAGATCAATTATGAATAAACTTAAATATGGTATTATATTAACAGCGGTATTATTTGCACAATCAGTGTTTGCATATGATACTACACAAACTACTTTACAGGTTGAGTCATACGTAACTAATGTTCAACCGTTACAACAAGAAACTAGAAAAATTGTTAAACCAATTAAAACTTGTTCTGTTGTAGAAGTTCCAATATATGGCACAACTGGTGGTGCACAAACTGGTAACGTATTAGGTGGTGCAATTATTGGTGGTATACTTGGTAACCAAGTAGGCGGCGGCAAAGGTAAAGATGCTGCAACTATACTAGGTGCAATACTAGGAGCAGACATTGCCAATAAAAAAGGTGGGCAAAAAGTTATTGTTGGTTATAAGCAAGTAGAACAATGCGAAATTATAAACCAAACAGAGTATCAAACTTTACCTACTAAATATCAAGTAACAGTTGAAGTTCCGTCAATGCAAAATGTTAAGCATGTTTTTATAACTACAAATCCATTAGCTATTAACTCTAAAGTAGTAGTATATGTAGCTATAGATATAAGAACAAAAAATACATACTAAATAAACGTATGCCGGTGTAGCTCAGTTGGTAGAGC